CGTAGTCGTTGGTTATTGATCCCTCGGTCTAAATTGTTTGGCCGGAGATCAGGTAGGACGTCACTGTTGGTTTCTGTCTCCTAGGCTATAGCCGAACTGAGCGATGCATGAGCAGACGTAAGAGGATACCGAGGGTCCTGGAACCTTGGTACTCAGAGGAATAGTAACGAAGTGACGTTCTAGACAGAAACAAAGTAATCCTGAGAGGGAGTAAGCTACTCCAGGTAGGGAATCCCGCGATGGTTACGGCAAGACCGGGTTGTCTGCAGCACGAAGGTTAGCACAGACTAGGGAGGCTCGCGGAGAGCCAGGCTTTGTTTCTATCTAGAACGTCAATCAGGGAGAATAGTAGTGGCGGAAATTGATCATCCAGAATTCCTTCTTACAGAATTTGAATTGGACCAATTTGCTCTTGCTCTGAAACTTGCTGCTGAAGTGGAAGATATGAGAGAAGTAAGGAAACTTCTAGAGGGATTGAGAAAATTAGTCGTTGGACGAGTCCTCGATAAAATTGTTTCTGAGGAACTTCGTCCAGGAGGAATTCTAGCTGGGATCTTGGATACTTCTGCCAAAAATATTGGAGGAACTCCAGGTTCAGAGGATAAAATCTATTTCACTGGAAATAGAGTTCCTGAATCTAAGCAAGGATATTATCAAAATCCAGATAATCCTTATGGAGAAATTATACTCCCCATAAAAGATCAAATTACTATTAGAACTCCAGCAACCGGTCAACCCTATGATTCTTCATTGTCTCCTGAGGAACTGGCAAGAGCCCCACAAGCAATTGATCCAGAAACTGGACAATACAAAGATCATTGGGTATTATCAAATGATGATCGTGCTGCGAATCGTGTTCGTCCTTATCGCGACACCTATATTCATAGTTGTGGTTTTGCCACGAAGATGGGGTCCAAGATTGCCGAAACATATGCGGTAAATCACAAATTCTATTCTAAGACCTTTTGTGTTGGTTGTAAGGACTATTTCCCGGTGGATCAGTTTGTCTGGGAAGGAACTGACGAAAAGGTGGGATCATGATTGCGGCTTTAGTTGATATTCTAAAAGGATCAAGTTCAGAATCTAAGAAACCTCATCATAATCCTCTTCGCATTCGTCTAAGACTCTGCGGACAATTTTTGAATTTGAAGTCAGAAGATTCAGTCAATATTAGTATTTGTTTAGATGAGGAAGCCCTAGTCCATTTAACAGAGCAGGTTAAAAATCATCCCGGAGATATTCATATTGCTTTAGAAGGGAAAGTTGTATGAAAATCACTAGTGACCATCCTACCAATTGGGCCAAGCCAGCCCCAAAGGAACCGCCTGTAGAGGCCCCTACGGCGCTCAGAGAGCCTGTTCAACCTGCCAGCCCTAACCCAGCACCCGCCCCCGTCGACACTAGTCTCGACCCCTCGAAAACAGGGTCAACCCGCTATTTCTGTGAATATTGTAGCGGAACTGGATTACATGGGCTAGATGGACCGTGTATGTCGTGCGAGGGAACGAGATACCATAACCCCTAGACTAAATATCAGTTGCTTTCTAATTAGAGATATGGTTATCTAAGTATTCACTACAGTTTGAACTGAGGAATACTCATGGTCGCCTATCGTGCTGGTCTCCCTTTGCGAACATTAGGCCGATCAACTGCTGATCAAAAGCAACTTCATAATTCTCCTGTTTTTCTAGTACCTCTCCATAAAGAATATGGATATTATTACGGTCAGTGGGTTACTGCTCGTGATATGAATGCTGGAGAGTGGGCGGTTAAAGCTCGTGGAGTAATTTATCTTCCTAGAATTCCGGCGCAAACAGATCCGGAATATCTTCAGTTCTTAGAGAAAGCAACCTACTATAACGGAGTAGGAATCACTGCTCAGTCTATGGCGGGTTCTCTATTTCTGCATGAGCCGAATCTAGCGATTTATAAAACTTCAGATCTCACTTCAGCACTTTCTATGGACACTTTGCCAGAGAATCTGAAGAAGAGAGTGAATCTTGACAAGATCACGAAAGATAAACAATCCTTTGATGAATTTATCCGTATCCTTTCTGACGAATTGATTCTTACTTCCAGAGCGGGAGTATTGATTGATCTTCCGAGAGAATCAACTACTGAACCTAAGCCTTATATCACTCTGTATGAAGCAGAACAAATTCTTAACTGGCGCTACAGACTTCTGGATAATGGAGAGAAGGTTCTAGATCAAGTTATTCTATGGGAAATTACTGAAGTCCCTGGTCTTTTAGGAATGGAAGAAATTACAACCTATAGAATTCTTGGACTAGATGAAAAGGGAGAATACTTCCAGGAAATTATTGTTCCTGGCGGACCATTAGCTCCTTCGAGTCCGGATGCTTTAAGCGGGGCGACGAGAACAAAGATTTATCCCCAAATCAAAGGGGAACGACTGACGGAGATTCCATTCCAGTTCTTCGGAGCGAAAGTTAACACTGGAAAAGTGAATAAACTTATTTTGACAGACATTATGACAATGAATCTGTCACATTATCGTTCCTATGCTGAATTAGAACATGGTCGTTTCTATACAGCGATGCCGACTTATGTAATTGCAGGAGAAGGAATCAATAAACCTGCTATCCAAGGAACAGATCAAGGATCTTCCTATATTGTGGGTCCGAATAATCTTTGGCTTATTGGTGAGAATGATAAAGCAGATATTCTAGAGTTTACTGGTTCCGGTCTTACATATCTGGAAAATGCTCTAGACCAGAAGCAAGCGCAAATGGCGACTCTTGGATCTAAGCTACAGGTCCAGGGGAAGAAAATGGCTGCTCAATCTGGAGCGGCGAGTCAGATGGCTGCTCTCGGAGAGCAAGCGACTCTGAACAGCATCAGTCATAATATTGACGATGGAATGAACAATGTTTTCGGTTGGGTATTGAAATTCGCTAATTTAGACGAATCATACCTGATCTGGTTGACAATGAATAAAGACTTTGAGCGCGCCGATATCAGTGCCAGAGAAATGAGAGCCATTGAATCTCTGTACGAGCGTGGACTGCTAGATATTCCATTGATTTACAGCACGTTTAGAGATGCAGGAATCGTCAAGTCAGAAATTAGTCTTGAGGAATTTGAAGTAATCGTTAAAAAGAGACTCGCTGAAAGAGAGAAGGAGAAAGAGCAGGAATTTAATAATCAGGTGAAATTAAAGAACAGTGGTCCATCGCCGAATGCCGGTGGTGGAACGAGAGGAACCTCTTAAACTCAAGCCCGAAGATCTCATATCATTCTCCTCGGGGAGGAAGAATGACTTCTGCGGGGCAGAAGGACGAAAAACATGGCTTTCGCATTAACGTATGAAAAAGAAGACCAAATCCCGGAAGATTTCAAGGGAGCGGCAAAACAAGTAGACGGCAAATTCGTCGTCAACGTTGTTCCGAACACAAAGCTAGAAGAATTCAGAGATAAGAACATCGAACTCGTAAAAGAGCGCGATGGCTTTGTTGCATTTAAGTCCAAGCTGAAGGAAACGATCGGCACTGACGATCTGGAGGCCTTCGGTAAAGAACTTCCTGATATGCGTTCTGCTCATCAGAAGGTTAAGGATAAGACTCTTGTAGAAGCCAAGGGTCTAAATGAAGCCATTGAAGAGCGCACAAAGGAAATGAAAGTTTCTTTTGAAACGCAGCTTAAAGATTCTGGTACGAAACTTCAGAATCTTCAAGAGCGTCTTACCAGTGTTGATCTCAAGTACAAAACCATGATGATTCAGAATGCAGTGAACTCTGCGTTGATGGAAGGCAAAACTGGTCTTCGTCATGATGCTTTGCCGGTTATTCTCGATCGCGCGCTTAAGATTTTCAGAGTCAATGAAAATGAACAGGTGGTCCCTTATCAGGGGGATACTATCCTGTATGGCTCTGATGGGGCTACCGCGATGTCACCAACCGAATGGTTGAAGAAGCTTGGCGATGAGCTTCCGTTCCTACTGAAGGATTCTTCAGGTGGTGGAGGCGGAGGAAAAGGTGGTAATGGTTCTGGAGTAGACACCTCCAAGATGACTCCTTCTCAGAAGATGGCTTGGGGTCGTCAGCAAAAGAATCAGGCTGGTTAGTAGTTGGATAGGGAGGAGCTTTCGCTCCTCCCGTCTTCTTGGAGAATTCAATGACGGAAGATTTTACTAATCATCCTAAATCGATTACAGAGATAAAAGCGCATCGCCAAGAAGATGCTTCTCAGTGGACACCAAGAGACGCATTGATCTGTCTTCTTCGTGAAATTGACGAAGGGAAGCATGATATTGATCAAATGACTATTTGTTTCAGAAAGAAAGTTGAGGGAGGAGTTCAGACTCGTTATCTTACTGCTGGTCCAGATTTCTTGATGAATTTAGGACTAGTGAATCGTGTTGCGTATATTATGAATTTGACGAGAGATTCATGACCGAAAATTTCAAAGATCATCCGATCTCTATCACAGAGAGTTTAGCTCTTAAGACTCAGGATGCTAGAAAATGGACTCCTAGAGATGTTCTTATTAATACATTGAGAGATTTAGATGATGGGAAAATTAAACCTGAAGCTCTAGTTGTAGGATATTATGAAATTTTGGAAGATGAAAAAATTTCTACTTATCTCTGCTATTCTGCAAAAAATGTCCTAGAAGCAAGTGGACTTCTAGCTCGTATGACAATAGTTTTGGAGTCATAGAATGAAAGTCCTAGTCTGCGGAGGTCGAGATTACTCAGACAAGAAGGAGCTTCATAGTGTCCTTTCGAAAATTCATGATGAACATCGCATTACCTTGGTTATCCATGGTGATGCTCGTGGTGCCGATACTCTGGCTCATCATTGGGCTTTAGGTGTGGGGATTCCAGTGCTCCCTATGCCAGCAGATTGGAATAAAAATGGAAAAGCGGCTGGTCCAATACGGAATATGGAAATGCTCCTACAAGCCCCTGACCTTGTTGTAGCATTTGCCGGGGGGCGTGGTACTGCCCATATGGTCGGTATAAGTAAGAGAAAAGGTGTCAAAGTCTTAGAGGTAGTATCATGACATTTAGAGTTCCCGCGATACCAAAAGGAAGAATCACTCTTCGTAAGAAAGAGAATATGCCTTTGACTCTTTCTGAGACTAACAAGACTACTGAATTCGTTCATTCTTATTACAAAGATATGGACATTGTAGTAGATAGATCAGCAATCGATTTCTTCGCTTTTCTCCTATTCAGAGAATCTAAGAAATGGAATGATCATCAAATTAGAACTCAGGAAGCAGAATATGTCTGGGCCAGAGGTATGCCAGAGGGAGAGCGTCAACGCTTTCGTGATATGGCGACTACAGTCTGGAAAGGACTAGCTTATCATGGTTTGGAAGTTGTTTCTGAGGTTCCAAGAATGGAAAAGGAAGTATAAATACATTGTCTAATAACCCATTAGATGATAAGGTATATCGAACTTACTAGGAGAAGATCATGGTTCAAGGTCGTGCCCCTTTTATTTCTCATGGGAGTGTAGTTCCTCCTAGAGTTTTCATGAATCAGTCTTTAGCGGAAGTTTCTTCCGTCCCGGCAAACGTCCTAAAGCACGACACCGGCGGCGATGACTACCTGAAGCACGATTCCGGTTCCAATGATTATTTGGTGTGGGAGTAAGTTATGGCTGCGAAAGTGAGCAAAGTCCTTCAATTCTTGAATTTGGCGAACTTTAGCCTGGGGAGAAATGTCTCCATCGTCGGCGACGAACTGGTGAGGTTCATCGATTTGTCCAATGGTTCCTTCTTCGGGTCTTGTGCAGCCAATCAGTGCTCCGCCTTGAAAAAGATCAAGGGCAATCAGATAACCGGAATGGGCTCTCTGCAATTGTATAACAACGAAGCACTCGAAGAGGTGTCGATAACGGATTCCTCTGTCACAGAGTTCTACGTTGGAAACTGTCCCTCGGTGTACTCTTTCGATCTTTCAGGCAACGCTAGTTTGAACTTGTTTGAAATCGATGGCGTGTTCAGCGACGAGATAGAAGAATTTGACGCTGGAGGCTGTGCTTTGAGCCTGACGTCGGTGAACGCAATCCTTGTCGCGCTTGACGCTTGCGGGGCCAGCAATGGTACCTGTGATCTCTCCGGTGGAACCAGTTCTGCGCCAAGCGGTGCCGGCCTCACCTCCAAGACCAATCTCGAAGGCAAGGGCTGGACTGTTACGGTGAATACTTGATCTTAAACTATTTTTAGGATCTCTGCATTTTTCCACTTGCCAGTGATCGAAATTGACCGTATTCTCGGAGTAGATATTTCCGAGGAGCGGGGCTCTAACGAAATGTCATTAGATCAAGTTAATTCTTGATCAATGTGAGTCCCGAAAAACGGAGAATTTCAAATGGCTTTAACCCTTCTCGAAGCTGCAAAGCTCAATAGTGGTGATACCTATAAGCAGGGTGTCATCGAGATGTTTGCTTCGATGAGTGATGTTCTGATGGCCCTTCCTTTTGAAGGCATTCAGGGCAACGCGATGAAGTACAACCGTGAAGAAACCCTTCCTGGTATCGGCTTCCGCGGCGTGAACGAAGGCTTCAGCGAATCAACTGGTGTTCTGAACCCAATGGTCGAGTCACTGTTCATCGCCGGTGGCGATCTGGACGTTGACCGTTTCATTGTTCAGACTCAGGGCGAAGGCCAGCGCGTCATTCATGAACAGATGAAGCTGAAACAGCTTGCTGATACTTGGACAACCAAGTTCATCAAAGGTGACTCGGCAACTGATCCGCGTGAGTTCGATGGTCTTCAGGTCCGCCTTGGTGGCAATCAGCTGATTGCGGCTGGTGCGACTGCCAACGGTACGGCTCTGTCCCTTACGAAACTTGACGAGTTGATCGACGCAGTTGATGCGCCGACACACTTGATCATGTCGAAGGCTATGAAGCGTAGACTTTCGGCTGCGGCTCGTAACGCCTCAGTAGCCGGATATGTCACTTACTCAGTTGATGAGTTGGGTCGTCGTGTCATGCGCTACAATGATATTCCGAT